ATAGTATTGTAATCAGAACTAGAAGCAGTGAGTGCTCCATCGTCAACCATCATTACTTCATCGTAACCTGTCTTTTCAATAATCTTCGTCTTGATCTCAAGTTGCTTTTTCTCTTTTTGGATTCTCCTGAGAAAAGCATAATGAATGATCTGCGTAAAGTAAGCAAAAGGATTTTTGGATTTATTAGGATCAAAATTATGTATGTACTGAACGCAATTTTCGATTCCATCTGATATCATATCATCCCTGAACATATAGTTCACAAAGTTTGGTTTATATGAAAGATGTGTAGCAATCTTTAAAAAACATTCTCCAAGATAATTACTAATACGAGGTTTAGGTAAATCCTTGGTTTTTGCTACAGCAACTTCAGCACGATAATCTATTAACGCTGCTAAGAGTTCTTTATTATTTACATAATGTTCTGATTTTTTCTTAGCCATAACATTAATATATCCTTATTAATAATTGTTTATATTATAACATTATTTACCCGACTTGACAAGGTAACATAATATCTGTACAATACCCTTTGTAAGGGTTGGAAGAGATATATTAGGTTTCTTTATTAATTTTATATAATTCTTCTAAAAGCTTCCGAGATTGTTCTACTGTAGATATATAACCTATTTGATCGCTTAAGTTAACTTGTCCATCAAAAACAATTTCTATCTGATCATCATTTAGATATCTTTCATAAAAGTGAATTACTTGTTGATCTTTTACTTCACTCATAGTAATAATTTTATCAGGTTTAATTAAATATAGATCCTCTTCAGGTAATTCTAACCAAGGTTTTATTTTTACATATTGTCCTGTACCATTAGATAACATTTTCATTATAACTGGACTTTGAAGCATTATAATTGGATCTTCATCTGTTTGCTCAATAGAAATTAGAGCGAAGATTTCTTCTCCTGTTATTAATTTTATAACTCCGTGAAATTCTTCTTTCATCATTTCTTTATTGGAATATTTACTATATCATAATTAAAGTTTTCTTCATTATAAATTTTAATTCTTTCTATCAAATGGTTTAGAGTATAATTCTTTCTAGATTTACTACTAATATCATCGGCTATGTCATATAGAGTAGCTTTTGATTTTTGATTACCTTTTCTAAGAACTCTCCCGATAGATTGTAGATTTCTGATTCTTGATTTAGATGGAGAAGCAAAAATTATGTTGTGTAGATTTTTGATATTAATCCCAGTCGAGAAGGTTCCGTAGGATGCAACGATAATCGCATTATCCTCCTGCTCAGTGATTTCTCGAACTTTCTCTCTGTCTTCGGTGTCCACTCCACCATGAATAAAAAAGACATGTCTCTGTTCTACAGTATTACTATTTATCATCTCATATAAAGGTTCACCATGTGCCTCTACTCTTGCATATAGAATAAGAGTATTACCTTTAAGATCAAGTGCTAAATTTCTTATAAATCTATTTCTTGTCTGATGACCTATAATATACTGAACTTCATCTTCAAATGTTTCAAATTTATTCGGTGGGTGTTTCAATAGAAGCACATTGATATCCAGTTTAGCCAAATGCCCTTTCTTCATTAGCTCATCAGTTTTAATGATCTTATAGGAAGGTCCAAACAATCCCTCAAGAACTAATTTATTTGTTTGAGACCCATCTAAGGTTCCTGTAAAACCATATCTAAATTTTGCGTCACTAAGTTTAGTCATTATAGATATTAGTGACTTCGACTTAAACTGGTGAGCCTCATCCCCCACCACAACAGAGAATCTCTCAAAATATTTTCGGGGAAGTTTGTAGATTGATTGCCAGGTAGTAATAATGACTTGAGAGTCCGTCTCTCTTTCTCTACCAGCGTATATTTTGTGGCAATATGAACCAACATCCCATCCATAATCTGCAAAATCTTTATACATCTGTTCTACAAGTGAAGTCGTTGGAACAACTATCAAAGTATTTTGCTTGCGTTCAACATAATATCTCACAATCGAATATATCATTAACGACTTTCCAGAGGCAGTTGGTGATATCAGCAGTTTTCTATTATGCCTTAAGGCATCGTATACTCCATCAATCTGGTATGCTCTGGGTTTATGACGACAAATAGAATTCATATAATCCTTTACACCCTCTTTTGAGATTGTAGGATTTACCTCGAACGGTATTCCATAATGTTTATTATCTTTGAACTCGTAAGTATATTCATGATCTTTGCAAAACTGAACTATCCTATCTAACAGTCCAACATATATTTCTCCTTTCTGAATATTAAATAATCGTATCTTACCATCCCAATATTTCTTTTGATAGTGTGGCATAAACTTCGCACCAGGCACATCAAAAGTGAATTGATCGGACAATTCATAATATACATGAGTCTCTGCTTCTATGTGCAGATGCACCTCATTCTTTTTTGATATAATCAAATGACTCATAATCCTATACCAATGTAGGATTATTTAGAGTCTTTATTTTTCGCTCATTCCTATAGGTCCTTTTCCCTTTTTAATATTTGCCATTCTCTTTTGATTATCTTTTATAGATTGTCTTATACCACGAGAATGTGCTTTACTTTGTTTAATATCTACAGATAACATATAATTATCACCTGGATTCCACTTATGTGGTTCTACTTTAGATGAACCAGGAGTTTTAGCAACAGTACTTAATTCTGCTTTTGTTTTCCTAAAGACAGGAGTTGGTTTCCAACCCTTCTTTTCATAATCGGTTACTTTATCTGCTTGCCCAGATCTTCTTAATGCTTTATTACCCTTTCCTCTACTACCACCAATAGACCCAAGAATATTTTTATCACCACCACCACTTATTTTACGCTTATATTCACCACCTTTAAGAGCACCTTGCAATTGAACATCTGCAGAAGATGCAGTTGTTCTCATGTTAACTCCACCATCAGTAGGAAGGGGTTTTACAGTTCCAGAAAATCCCTCTGGAGATTTATGTTTAATTTTATTCTTAGCTATTAAATTTCTTCCCAGTTCACTTTTCGTTTTCCAAGATTGAGTTGGTTTTTGTCCAAATGATGTATCTTTATACATTATCTTTTGGACCTTAGACTCAAACTTATCAACATTTTTTGGTTTAAATAATTTCTTTACACCTTTAGATACCTTAGAAGCATACTTAGGTGCATACTTAACTGTTGCCTTGCGAAGTCCTTTAGACCCAAACTTTGCAAGAGCAGCAGTTACGCTTTCATTAAACTGATAAAAAGTTTTCATCCTACGATGGTATCAAACCATTCTTGTGTCATACCAGCAATAATCTTATCTGCTGATTCATGATCTGCTGCATACTTCTCTTCAATAAGATGTTCTACAACTTTTTTATAATTTTCGTGGATTATTTTTGATTCTTTTGGAGTAGGTTTCATCTTCAATATTAGATCTACTCATATATTTATAATCTACATTCCTGCTTGGAACTTATTCCATTCGATTGCGTTCTTAATTTGAAATGTTCTATTAGAAACATTTTTAATAATCTCTTCTAAGAACTTTAATGTGGCATCATAATATCTTATCTTAAGATCTATCTTTGACATCTTTTCATCTGCTTCCATATGTCTCTGAATAGCATCCTTTTCTCTTACCTTATACGGAAAAGGTTCTTCAACATATACTTCTGCTGGTGCTTTACCTGTATAGAAATTATGTCTTTCTAATCTTATTTTATTATATTGTTCTCTTGCCTTTTCACGCAACAAAGTAACGGTATTATAAACTGTATAATACTTTGCGTGTAATTGGGGAATCTTCAGTGATTCATCATGTAGATTATCAGGATCAATGACAGCATCACGCTCCCACATTTCCTGAATTTTATCAAGATTCATAAACTACTTGTAAGATCGTATATAGTATACTTGAAAGATGCCTCTGCTGTAAAGTATTGAACATCAGTATTAGTTGCATCAAAGTCTAGTGAAGATAATGATATTGGAAATAGATCTGTAAATTTAACCTTTGCAATCTCTCTAAGATTGCTATTTAATATCCTAAGAGTTCCATCACAATATTGTTCTTTCATATCTCTTTGATTTGCACTATCTGTTGTTAAATCTCTAAATTGTGCTGGTGACTCTGAAAATCCTAAACCTGTTAACCAATTATAAACTGCCATATAATTTTCCATATTCTCATCAACTAAGAATCTTAATGTAAAATCACCATAAGTTAACTTTTCACCAGGTACATCGATATCTTTTAAATATGTTGGTTGCTGATCAATTGCCAAAGATAACTCTGGTATTCTAGCACTATTAGAGAAAAAATCAACCTTTGGATACTTAGACAGGTTAAATTTAAAACCTATGCCAGATAGATAATTCCTATTTTGTATTTGAGTTACAAACGGTCCAGATGCAGCCATTATTAGTTTTATTTTTATTTAGATAAAAAAAGAGGATCCCGAAGGATCCTCTTGAAATAGAAAGATATAAACCTCTTTCTTACATAAGGTTAGTGACCTTAACTCTTCTGTAGTAACGGTTCTTGTTACGAGTAAGTGTTCCAAGTCCCTGATCTGTACCTTGTGAGAATGGGTTCTCGACAATGCCGTAGCGAGTCTTGAATCCAATTTTTGGTTGGAATGTATCCTGACCAACTGCACGAACCATCTGTAGTGGAACATATGGGCAGTAGAACAGTCCAGCGTCATAAGGTGAAGAACCCTTGTAACCGATAACATAGTACTGGTTAGCAGATACGTTAGCAGAATAAGGATCGATGTATACTCTATACTTACCTTGTAATACACCAGCAAATGTATTGCCTGTGTCGTCTACATTAAGGTTAGCATTAAGAGCAGGTGTGTAATCGAGAACACCAGCCATTGTTAGAGCAGAAGCAACGTCTGCGGAACAAAGGATCATGTTACCCTTTCCACGACGAGTTCTTTGGGCGATAGCGTTAGCATCACGCTCTATCTGGAAGATAAGTCCCTTGAACTTCTCAACTGACCATCTACCGTTTGAATCGGTATCAAGGTCGAATGTACCAGCAGTAGCAACATTTGCTTGAGCACCTGGTTCAGCAACATTGTAGATAGTTCTGATAACTTCTCTGTTGATTTCCGCAAGGATCTCAGTAGAAAGAATGTTAGCAAGTTCTGCTTCTGCATTCAAACCGTGGATTGCCTTGAGGTCTTGAGCAAGCTCTAATGAGTACTCAGCTTTCAACGCACGAGATTTCGCAGTAACTGTTACTTTCTCGATTGAGAATGCCATCTGGTTGAAATGATCACCAGTGCCATCTCCTAGATCTTCAGCAGTATCAGTACGCATACCCTGACCAACGTTATAGTCAGTAGCGTTTCCTTGAGCAGCAGTAGGATTAAGAAGTCCTGGATTAGATCCCTGCTGTGCAGTTGTACCTAAACCAACAGTTGTGTTAACATCACCTGTGTCAACATCGAATCCATCATTCTGACCAGAGAATGCTGTATCTGCTTCGTTGAATAGTGCTTCTGTTCCGCTTTGAGTCTTGTAACGAGATCTCATTGCGAAGATAAGTCCAGTAGGACCATTCATTGGTTGAACACCAGCTAGGTCATATGCGACCAAGTTTGGCATTGAGCGTCTAATCAATGAGATTAGAACGGGGTCGAAACCAGCAACAGGACCAGCATCGGTGGCATTAGCAGAGAAACCTGCTGCACTAGCACCACTACCAGTGTTTACGTTGGGGGCTTCTGAAAGGAAACTACGCTCCTCTCTTAATTCTTTTTCTTGGTTTTCAAGCAAGATTGCGGTTACGGATCTCCTATGAGCGTCCTTGATTGGATCAATTCCATCATAGTCGAGAATTGGTGACCACTTTTCCTGCAAGTACTCCGAATTGTACATTTGCATTTGAGTTTTTACCTCTTTATTTGTTTGAAATTATTTAAAAATCACTTTTTAGCACTTCTTGAAAGTGTATTCAAATAGGCTTGCATCGCTGGAGCGTACTCTTGCGGTGCTACTTCGTCAGTTGATACCTCTTCTGATAAATTTTCAGAGGTGCTTTTTGGAGTGCTAGTCTTAGTAGGGAAATAAGATTCCTTCAAAGTACTAACTTTCTCACGATAGTCTGACTCACTTTCAAACTCAACATTCTCGGCAAGAGTAGCAAGTTTTTCCTTCTGAGTGTCTGCAAGACCTTCAGCAACATCTGCAAAAATTACATCTGCTGTGGATTCTGCTAATCTGGAGTTGAGAGCAACATTTCTCTCAATTTGCTCATTGAGTTTATTCTCCATTTCATCAAGCTTATCTACCATGCTATTAAGCACATCATATTTCTCTTCAGGGATTGTTACATAATGTTCTTCAAATAGTGACTTCATACCTTCCATGAAGGATTCAGTCATTTCTGTTTTAAGACCTGCTTCTACTTGCAGAGCGTTTTCTTGGATCCACTCGTCTGCAACATACTCAAGGTAAGAATCAACTCTTTCTGTAAGTCCAGCCTTGATTGTGTCTAGTTCTTCTACTAGAGCAGCAGCATAAGACTCATTGAGTTCTTCTTTAATTTCTACAACCTTGGTTTTGATTGCGGTCTCGAAAATTGTTCTTGCTTTGTTTTGGAAGTCTTCTGAAAGTTCCTCACCTTCTAGAAGTGCCTGAACGTCTGCTTCAACGTCATAGGTCTCTTCTTCTTCAATAACTTCCTCTTCAGTAGATTCTTCTTCAGCAACAACTTCGTCTGTAGTTACTTCTTCTTCAGCAACTACTTCATCTGTAGCAACTTCATCTTCAGCAACAACTTCTTGCCCGTCTTCTAGTTCATCAGAAACTGCTTCTTTAGGAGCAGAATCTGCCTTTGCTGCTTTAGCATTAACAACGTCTTTTACTTGAGCTAGAGTAGCACCAGGTGTTTTTAGCTTATTGCTATCGTCATCTGGTTTTGAGTTTTCTGGGGTAGGTCCACCAAGATCTTCCCAAGTGGCAGGAGTACCACCTGTGGTAAGCTTTTGCATTGGTTCTGCAGAAGCAGCACCCTTGGTCACCTGGTTTTCTTCGATGTTTTCCATTTCGTTTAAATTTTTACCAACGGACATGTGTTCTGATTCGTAAGAATCTTTTATTATTTATAGTTTTGTTAAACTTAGAGGTTATTTAGAAAATCGTTGAATAGACTCAACTTATGTTCTTCTAACCTTCTTTGATCTACTAGAGTGTTAATTCTCTTTGCAGTATTTTCTGCGAGTTGTTCACGGAGAGATCCTCCTTCCCAAACCCACTCTTTTCCTTCCATAATTCCATTAACAAATGCATCAGGTGCGGAAGGATCTGCTACTATATCTGCAGCAGTTGCTAATTGGAAATCTTCTCCAACTACTTTACAACCAGTTTGATCTTCTTTAAGTGTTCCAACTCCACGAGAAGAAACTCCTAAAGTAACACCTTCACCTATTAGTGATGATGCAATTTTACCCATAGGTGTTGAAAGTAATTTTGCCTTTCCTACAAAATTATTTCCCTCACGAACAAGAGATGTTATTTTATGAGAAACCCTATCAAGATTGACTGTAGGTCCATCAGGATGACCTAATTCACCTAAAGCACGACCTTTACCAACAAAATTTTCACAATATCTATTAACTTCATTGTTAAGGATATTAACAGGATACATTCTTCCATTACGGTTTTTTATACCTCCTTGTAAGAATACACCTTCAATATGAAGAGTTTTCTTACTCCCCTTACCTTCAGTAATAATTTTTACGTTAGAAATCTCTTCTGTAATTAGTTTCATTCTTCTGTTTCCAGTTCGGCAGTTGGTTCTTGATCAGGTTCTTCAGTCTCTACTTCTTCAACATCACTAAACATCGAATTAGCAACTGGTGCTTTTAACTGATCAATTCGCTCTGCTGATTTTGCATATAATACATCCTTAATTCTATCAGACACATCAGATGCACTACCATCAGTAGCAATCAAGTCAATAAGATCTTCCATAAGATTAAAATATTGTTATATATTTTATATTTATAACTCGGCTTCCTTGGTATCTTTTCCATATTGCTTATCAATTTCAGCAGCTTGTTGTTGTATTGCTGGATCCATTGATAAATCTGGTTGCTCTTCCATTGGCATTTCACCACCCATTTCACCTTCTGGTGGTAATGGTTCACCTGTTATTGGATCTAGTGATGATGGATCTGGAATAATTCCCTTTTGAATCTCATCTTCAATTTGTGTATCAATCTCTTCAATTTCTTGATCAGTCTGTCTCAAAATTCTTTTGCGGACATACTCAGTAGAATAATACTTTCCAATATATGGTTCAATAAGAGAAAGTTGATTCAACCTACTTTCTGTCATTTCAGACTCTTTAAGTTCTGCAAATTGATTGTCATAAATGAAGTCATATTGAATATGATCCTCCATCATTTTCCAATCTTCAGGAGTAACAATATTCTTAAGAATTAACTGAGTCTTAAGCATATCATTAAACATATTTGCAAAACGCTTTCTTAAACGCCCTACAAACTTAGCAAATTTAAGTTCATCTCTTAATATCTCTGATGAACGACCTAAATTAAAACCACCTTCAGCAGCAATTCTAGATTCAGGAACACCTAATGCTCTATAAAGTTTCTTTTGGAAATACTCAATATCAGCAAGTTCTCCAAGATTTTGTCCACCAGGTAGAGTTGTAATTTCGGTTCCCCGACCACCTTCTCTTCTAGGCAACCAGAAATCCTCCATCATACTCATAAATTTACGGTCATCACGAACTTCTCCAGTTTGTGCATCGTAAACTAACTTATTTCT